GGGTGCTTTTCCACCCATGCCACCACGAGGTCACATCGTGCGTGGACATGTCGATGTCCACGTCCACGTCACGGACGCCCTCCAGGGGGATGCCGTCAAGCGTGAGAACCTGATCGCGGCCGAGCTTGATCTTGGTCGACACGCCAACCAGGCGATCAGGCCGCCGGCTCCTGGAGTCCGTAGGTGACCGTGTATTCGACCTTGCCCTTCGGGGCCGGCTTTTCCTTGACCTCCAGGATCACGGCCTCGAGTTCAGTGGGCAGCCCAGCCACGTCGTAGGTTCCCGCGAGACCGACCGCACCAGTGGTATGCGTGCAGGTCACGTCGATCGACACGTCGATCATGCCGGCCATGTATTCGGCCTTGGTGATCGGCGTCGACTTGAAGGTCGTCACGTCGAGCTCGTCGGCCGTGACGTTGATCGTCACGTCGATGATGTCGTCGTTCTCGACGCCAGGGAGATCCGCAACGCAATCGCGGCCGAGTCTGTAGGTGGTGGTCGTTGGCATGGTTGTCCTTTGTTACGCGCGGAAGTCGCCCGGTCCGACAACGAGCTGGCTGGTGATTTCCGACTCCAAGCCCGGCCGGAGCGTGAGCTTGTAGTTGTAGACACCTTCCTGCGGCTGCTCGATATTCGCAGCCATGCAGATCATCGGCAGCGGCGTTCCGCCCTTGAGGGTGAGCGAATACTCCTTGCCGATCGTGAACGTCGTGGTCGACGTACCGAGCACGGTGCAGGTGAAGCTCATGTCCTCGAAGCCTGCCGTCGTCTTCTTGATGGGCTTTGCGCCTGCCCGGGTGCTGACGTCGATCCGCTCGCTGGTGCGGGTGAGCTCCAGGTCGGAAACGCCGGAGAGGCCGCTGACCGTGTAGTCCTTGCCGAGGTTGATCGTGGCTGGCATCTGGCCCTCGTAACGGTGTTCGTGCGGCCGTTTCCGCCGCTGAACATCAGTCTACATGTGCCGGTTGGTGTGCCCGGGTGGTCAGGTGCCGCCGACCTTGAATCGGTTGGCGAACTCCTTGGCGATGCGGCCGGAGGCGATGGCCCGGTCGATGGCCGGCCGCATGTACGGCCGTCGCGGGTAGACGAACGTTCCGACGGTGTCGGTGACGGTCCACCGGTCGGACCTGGCCGGCCGCTTTCCGACCGGCATCTGCCGGATGATCGGGGAATAGCTGCCCCGGTACTTCGGCACCCACATCCACGCCCTCATCCGCTGGCTCCCGCCAAACTCGTGGAGGTAGGCGATCCGCGTCATCTGGTTGTCGACCCGCATCGGGCCGATCACGACCGACTCGCTGGTGGAGTCCCAGGCAAACACAATGCCCGGCCTGTCGCGGAGGTTGCCGCGGTGGGTGTTCGGCGGCGAGCCTGCCGGGGAGGCGTCCTTGGAGCGGATCTGGCGGATCCGCTCCAAAACCTTCCTGCGGTCGGCCTCTGTGATCTGCCCGTCCCGGCTCCTGATCGCACCGGACCCGCGGAGGTAGCGGCCGCGTGAGTCTCGCATCACACCCTGGCGCTCGGCTGTCGCAGACTCCAGGCCGGCGATCTGCTTAAGCGACAAGCCGGCGTAGGTCTTCATCACCTTCAATTCAGGCTGTGCCATGCCCTGCCGCTTGATCGACCTGCGGGCAATCTGCATCACGGCCAGGCCGCCGCGGACGAGGGCCTTGTGGACCGCCGGCTTCAGGGCATTCCGCACCGCCGCCCGGTCGAAGAAGTAGTCGGTGCTGATCCCCGCGGGGATGCCGGGCATGTTGAACGAGACGCCCAACATGCTCCCGCCACGCGGAATCAGGGACGGGGCACGCGAGAAGATCGCCATCCCGTCACTCCTCCGGCGGCGGCGGCGGCGGGGGCGGTGCCAGCTTGTCCATCGGCACCGTGTACGTCACCTCGATCTGCGACAGGAAGACGTGCTGATTCTGGAGGATCTCGGCGTCATACGGCACCGGCTGGCCGATGTCCACCCAGTCGGCCGCCTCGAGGTCTTCCAGCGGCAGCAGCTCGCTGCGGATGGTGTCGATGATCGCCTGGTTTAGATCCTCGAGGTCCTGGATCTCCTGCTCGGTCGTGACGCTCTTGGCCAGGACGATGCCGACGGTCATCTCGAAGAAGTCGCACCCGCGGGGCTGCCGCTCCCGCTGGTTGATCTGGATCGGGCCGGGGACGACCGACACCTTCAGGTTGCCGAGGTCTTCGATCCCGTAGTCCGGCTTCCGCCGCCAGGCGGCCTCGATAGTCGGGATGGCCCCGGGCCAGTCGTAGTCCGACAGGGCCTCCGCGAGCTTCTGGCCTACGAGCCGTTGGATGTGTGGATCGGCTGGCATGATCTACCTCGTGTTCGTCGCCCCCGCCACCCACCTCGGCGTATACGGGCAGTTGACGCAGCGCCGTCCGCAGCAGCGGCCGGCGGCCAGGAGCACGGCGGCAGGGGTGGGGGTGGTCATGGGGTGGCTGGCTCGGGTGGGAGCAGTGCCACGGCATCGGCCCACGGGATCACCTCAACGCTCGCGAGGAGCGTGGCCTGGTCGGCCGCTGCCCACATCGCGTGGAGCAGTCCGCCCGGCATGACTTCGGTGAGGATGTCGGCGCAAAGCATGAGCCGCCCGTCGGTCAGCATGCGCGGCATTGGGACACAGTTGGGCGTGCCGCACTGGGCGTGGAGTTGCGCGAGGCGGCCCGCCAGCGTCGGAGTGAACACCAACGCCAGCGCCTTTGCGTCCGCGTCACTGATCGGGAGAGTGAGGTCGGAGAGTGTCATAACCCTCTACCAAGCGCGGTTTGAAAATTGCTCCATGCGGAATGAAATGCGGCTGCCTGCGTCTGCGTCATGCCTGCCCCGAATGAGTAACCGCACGAGCGATACGGGAAAAATGTTCCGCCGCCGCTCATAACTTCAATGGCGGTGCTGGATAAGACGGTCGTAGAACTATTCGTAGACGAAGTGGCTACAGATGAGCCGTTGTAGTAAAGCCCAACTGCCGTATGTGATGTTCGCGATGCGATAAACGAACCGGCAGACTCTATTGCGTAATTAGTGCTGATGGTGTTTGTGTTGTTTCCTACGCGCGCGACGACGCCACCTACGGCCGCCGTTCGCACGTCTAGCGTGTAGTGGTCGCCAGTCGGCCCGAAGACTCCAATTGCGCGCCAAGTCTGTGAGACTGTTCCGCCTCTCCACCAAAAAGCATGGTGCGTGCTAGATACAGCCGGGAAATGTTGCGTCTGAAATCCAGGCGACAGTGATTTGCTTGTGGTGTTGCCGAGAAGGCCACCGTTAGCGCCCGTCTCAACGTAGTCCCCGCTGACAAAGTTGACGTTTGTATCGGTGGCGTTTCCGAATTGCGTGCCAGTCAGCGACGGGCCTCGGAATAGCGGGACGAGTGCAGCGGACAGATTCGACCCCGCGAAAATGCCGAGGCGGAAGAACCGGTCGCGAATGCCTGCCGCGTCGATGCGGCGGCACAACCGCGAGACGGCGGCGAGCGTCAAACCGCTGACGCTTCCGCCGTTGGCTCGCACGCGATTGGCCCAATCCGCGGCCTCGGGGTGGATCGCACTCGCGTCGATCATCGGCACCGGCTGCGGGCTGCCGAGCAGCCCGTAGGGCATGCGCGGTGAGACGTACCCGCTGGTCAGGATGCCGGGATTCACAGGTCGGCCCCGAGCGCCGTTACGTCGATGCTCTCAGCGTTGTGCGTGCTGACTCGCACCGACCAAGATGCGCTCGGCAGGACGAGGTTGTCGTAGGTCGCGCGAGCGCGAACGCTCTGCACGCTATTCGACGGCGTTGCCGCCGTCACCGCGATCTCGTCGAAGAAGAAGAAGTTGGTGCCGTCATGCAGGAACACCCGCACCTGCCCCGCTGTGGTGGTCACGCGGGCCTTGATGACGATCTCGGCGACTCGCGTCCCGGTCGCCGCCCCAGTGATGAGCGTGGCAACGGTGCCCGTGCCGTCGCGGTTCGTATTCGCGGTGGCGATGTTGACGGATGCGAGACGCGGCGTGACGGCGAAGGATGGATTGTCGGCCATGAGATGCTCCTACCTGAAAGACGACCAGTTAAAGACGTTGATCGCGGCCCTCGCGCTAGCGGTCAGGCGGGCGTTTGAGAGCGTGCCGCTCGTCAGGTCGGACGCCGACGAGCTGCCAGCCGTCGCCCATGTTCCGTCGCCCCGCAAGAACGTGGACGCCGAAGCCGTCCCGCTGCCGAGCCTCGCCGTGGCGACGGTGCCGGAGGTGATGTCGGCTGCGGAGTGGGTGTGCGAGGCCGCCGCGACGTCGGTGCCGATGGCTACGCCGAGGTTCGTGCGAGCCGCCGAGGCCGTGGTCGCGCCAGTGCCGCCGAAGCCCACTCCTACGGCCGTGCCCTGCCATGTGCCGATGGTCACGACGCCGAGAGAACTCACCTCGAACAGCGTCGTGGCACCAATGCCCAGGACAGCGAGCCTCCCCATATTGGCCGTCACGCCGCCAGTGCCGCCAATCATCGCACTCGCGGTCACGTTCAGGAACGTCACGGCTTGGTTGCTCGCGATTTTCGCAGCGGTCACAGCCCCGTCCGCGATTTTTGCCGTCGTGACGCTGCCATCGGTCGGCACCCGCTGGTCGGACAGGCGCGAGTCGTTCCCTTGGCACGCCGTGCCGCTGGTCGTGCCGTAGGACACGCTCACCGTGCCAGACGAGACTCCAAGGCCAGTCCCGACGATGACTCCGCCGAGCGTTGATGTGGTGGCTGCCGGGAGACTGTATCCAGCGGACGCCGAGATCACGCCATTGCCGTCGATGCTGATGCCGCTGCCGATCTTGACGCCACCCAGGACGGATGCCGTGGCAACGGGCAGCGAGTAGGCCGAAATCTCGATGTACTGTGAGCCGCTCCAGCGGAACACCTTCCCGTTGTCGATCGTGACGTAGATCTTCCCGCTCTCGCCCGTGGCCGGGAGGGCAGCGGCGTTGGCGACCTCGAGCACGTCGTCCACGAAGCTCGGCAGCTGGGAGGCCAGGACCTTGCCGTTGCCGTCCAACTCGACCTTCTGGGCCAGGGCCGCCGTGAGCCCGGTCACGTCGCCGATGGCGTGGGAGTGGGCCTGCGGCGGGAACGTCGTCGGCTTGCCGGCGATCCCGGACCATGTCGGCGGGCTGGTGTCGGTGAGCGTCACCTGCACCGACCCGCCGGCCGTGACTGTGGCCACGGTCGTGTTGCCGTTCACGGCAACCGTGACTCCTGTGCCGCCGACAGTGACGGAAACTTCGCTCATGCCTTGATCGCCTTTACGGTGCCTGCCAGAACCGTCCGCGTCACGCTGCCAGGTGCCGGGCTCACCCACCGGAAGAACCACCGCATCCGGGCCGCCGTGAGCGATGTCGTCTGGGTCTCCGTCAGCAGGAACGCGACCGTCGATGTGGTCACGCCGTTCACCGTGGCCGTTGTCATCGTCATCGTCGGGGCAGTGATCTCCGCCCCCGTGGCGTCGTTATAGATCGACGCCTGGAGCGTGTAGCCGGTGAGGTTGGCGTTGAACGTGGCCGAGAACGGGAACTCGTCGCCCCGGACAAGTGCCAAGCTCAAGTCGCCAGGAAGCTGCTCAAAGACGGCCATTCTTCACCTTCTCGATTTCCAGCGTATGAATGCGGCGGACTCCCTGGTTGCGGTCCACCCATCGCCAGGCTTGCTGGGAGCCCGCCGGGATGACCACCTCATAGGTCCGCTCGATACCAGCCTCCTCCACCACGATCCGATCACCGCGAACAGGGTCGGCTGCATAGTCGGCGAACCCGATGATGAAGTCCCGCGTCTCGATCCGCACCATCTGCCCCGCCGCGTCGATCCCCTCCCACCGGCCGATGGTCGGCGTGGCCCGGCACGTGACCGGATGGCTGGCTCCGGCCGGCAGGTAGCCGACGAGCACCGCCAGATGCTCGCGCCGCTGCCGCTCAAACCAGCTGCCAGCGTTCGCGAGCATGTCCTGCACTTCGCCACCTCCGGCCACTGCCGGGGGCGGGCTGCGACTGACGCGGCCCGCCCCCGAGGCATGGATCAGGAATTCATCAGCTGAACATCGACCGTCGCATCGCCAGCGGCAGCCGTGGCCACCGCGTAGCCCACGAGCACGTTGGTGCTCGCGGTGCCGGTGAAGACGCTGTTGGTTGCGTCCCAGTACACCTTCGCGTAGGCGTTGATCGCCTGGTTGGCGGTCTTCGCGTGCCGCACGACACCCTTGACCACCAGGCTGCCCTTCTCGCCGGCCGCGAGGCCCACCGGCACCACGCCGACACCCACGGTCCCCATCACGACCACCGCACCGGCGGCCACCGCGGCCGTCGGGGTGTAGTCGATCGCCTCGCCCCTCTGCACGAACGTCGCCATGTTTGTTTCTCGCTTTCTGGAATCTGGAAAGAACTTGGTTCGTCACCCCGGGGCCGGGCTTGGGCTCCCGGCCCCGGGCACGATTTGCACTGTCAGGGTCAGGCCGTGGCCATCCGGTAGCAGCTCTTCGGCTCGCCCTTGGCGACACCGAAGTCGAAGTACCCGCGGACCTGGATGCCGAGCGTGTCGAAGTCCGCCTCGGCCTGCTCCACGACGGGGTTGCGGTTGCCGTTGAGGAACAGCACCTCCATCGCGTTCAGGTCGCCCGGGTTCGCCACGAGCCACCAGGTGCTCGCGCTCGACAGGTAGACCGACGACACGACCTGGTACCGACCGGCCAGCACGTTCGTGCTGGGGGCCGCACCGCTCGTGCCGTGAACCAGGGCCGAGCCCATGGCCTCGGCACCCGCGATCTCCAGCTCCGGCGGGAGCAGGAGGATCGACGGATTCACGCCCAGCGGGTTGCCGTCCGCGTCGTTGACCTTCCGGTAGGCCGCCACCGCCGCCTTCAGGCTGGTCAGGCTGAAGGCGTTGCCCGCCCCGGCCGTGGCCCGCTCGAAGTAGGTGGCGTTGGACGCCTGGAACTCGGTCCAGAAGTTGGTGTTGAACCGGAGAGCCGCACCACGGCCGAGCCGGGTGGGCACCACGGTCAGAGCACCGAGGTCGTCGTTGATGATGTCCCGACGGCTGATCGCGGAGATCCGGCCGTAGGACTTCGCACCGAACGAACGAGCCTCGTCGGTCGCTTCGGCCGACTTGAGCTCACCGGCCGGGCCGACCTCCTCGAACACGAAACCGCCGTTCACGCGAACGCCGGTCACTGCCTTGAAGTCGGAGACGGGGCGGATCATGGAGATCCGATCCCACACCGACTCCACCGAGGTGTAGCCGTTGAGGAGGAACTTGCCGTAGGCCGTGCCGACCACGTTGGCGATCGAGTGGGTGCTCGATCCGAACGAAGCCTTCAGCACGTCGCGGAGGTTGCCGTCGGTGAGCTTGTAGGCGTCACCCTGGTAGCCGTTCGCCTTCGCCGCACGGAGGAGCATCTCCTGGAGGCCCATGTTCCGCCGCTTGTGGGCGGCTTCGAGCGTCCGCTCGCCGAACTGCTTCTCCACGCCCGGCAGGTTGCCGGCCATGCAGATCGAGGCGACGAGCATCTCGTCGGTCTCGGCCGGCTTGGCGACGACGTGGACCGCCGGAGCGGCGGGACGGTCGGCACGGATGTCCGCGAGGGCTTCGGCCTTGACCTCCTTCCGCAGCTGCTCGAGCAGCTCGGCCTTGAGCACGCCCAGGTCCACGGGGGGAGCGGGCGGCGTCACGGCCTCGGGGGCCTTGGCTTCCACGGCGACCTTCGCCGTGGCTTCCGCCGAGGCCTTGACCTCGTCGGGCTTCTGGTTGGCGTGATCCGCCATGTGGAAACCTCCATCATTCGCTTCCGCAGCGATCGCGGCAGACGTAGCGGCGTCTGCTCCGAAAAGGACGATCGACACCTCGCGGAGCGTGCTCGCACGCACCACGCTGATCGGGCCGGCGAACTGGCGGCCGTTCACCTCGACGCTCTCGCCGGCGGCGATGTTCTCGATCCGGCCGACATCGGCCCCGATCGACGCCTGGAACTTCCATCCCTTGCGGGCGAGGTTCACGGCCTTGGCCACCTCTTCGCTCTCGCCGATCACCTCGGTGGCGACCGTGAGATCCGTGCCGCTGTTGACCACTTCGCTCGCCTGGCCGACGGCGTGGTCCATGTCGTACTGGTGGCCGAGCATCACGGCCACGACCTGGCTGGTCGTGTCCATGCCCGCGAGATCCACAACCAGCGGCAAGCGGCTCCACGCCTGCCGGATGGCCCGGCCGGTGTAGCCCACGAGGCTGAACTTCGGGTTGCCG